GGCGCTCAGCAAGAGCTGACTACGTTTGAAGGCCGTCCCTGGCTGATTTCGTGGGCCGCTCTGCCGGATCAGGTTTTCCAACTGAACCTCGGCGCGATTGAGCGTGGCGTTGTGCGACCCCTTTCGATTGACGAACGGGTGAACATGGCGTGGGTTCCGGGTCAGGACGCGTTCACGGTTCTCATGAAGTACTACGGTGAGAATGTGGCACGCAGCATCAACCAGACGGCGAAGCTGACTGGCTTGACTGTCCCGACTTACTAAGCCACTGGCTTAGAAGTCACAACTTGAAGTAGGGAGCCCTGTACTACGGGGCTCCCTACTCTTGTATGTAACATTCGAATGATACATCTCAATTGAAATTCCAAGTAGGAGAATTAAAATGGCTACATTTCTACCCCAGAATCTGGTACAAGTGGACGACAGGAAGGGGAACCATTATTGGATCTTTACTGTCCAACATGATGGGTCGAACGACTCTCTGGTACAAGTAGACAACAGTTGCATTTCGGCGTCGATCATCGGCGTTGTGGCTACGACTGCTGGTACCTGCACGGTCGCGGATACGGACACCGCGGACGCCGTGAAGGAAGTCACGGTTGACTCCGGTATCGCGGCTGGTACCGTAACAGTAATCGCACGCTTCAGTGGAAGCGCAGCAGGATCGTCTTCGTCTAAGATTGACGGTTAAAGGAGGACACAATGGCTAAGCTATTTCCCTCCAAGCAAACCGTGGTGGATCACAGCGCGGGCATGACCATTCTCATCTCGAATGTGAAGGTCTTGACCTCAACGTCTGATCACCTCGACCTTCCGAATGCGGTTGATGCGGGTTTCCTGCATGGCACACGCGGAGCGTCGGACCCCGGCTTCTATCTCACCACCAGTGGCAATCAGATTGCCATCGACGGTGCGACGGTCGGTACGGACTACACGGTCGTATCAAGACACGAAGGACAACTGAACTTCGCGCGTGGTGCGAACAGTCGCACTAACGAAAACGTGAAGTAGTGAGAAGCACGGTACTGACTATCTGTGTTGTTGGGCTCACCTTGCTTGCAGGGTGCGCCCTTCAACACGGCAAGTATTACTACCATGATGGAACGCCCTGCGCCCACACGTATGAAGCTGTTGTGGGCACGGGTGAGACCGAGACGGTTACTGAGGTAGTGGAGTGTGTTAAAATCACCCGCTCCACCAGTGACACAGGCGTCAGCAAGAACGCCACCGTACTAGGTGGCAAGGTCGCCGAGGGTCTTGCTAAAGGGGCAGTCAAAGGCGTGATGCCTGTGCCAGTCCCGTGAGAAGGGTTATTGAAAGAGTAAGTTGGTACATGAGCATCATCAGTCGGGAATATCCTGACTTCGTTGATGATGGTCTCTCCGGAGGCTTCCCAGATTGGGCGTACCGACGATGGAGTCTGTGGATCTGCGGAAGGGTTCATGACTGGCATTACTGCACACGCTGCCACAGAGCCGGGTCCATGACAGACCCCGCGAAGAGCTTCGCGGACAGGGCACTGAGACAGCACGCAAGAGAATTACTCCCCTGGTACCTTAGACTAGCTCCGTGGATACTCTACATTGGTGTATCCGTAGGGGGTGGTTTCGGTTCCTGGGATAGCTGCGGCCCCGAAGAAGGTGATCGGTGCCGCCACAATATCGAGCAGCCACTGTGGATGCTCGACAACGACTAAAGGAGACATACTATGTCACTAACTGTTAAAATCCTCGGCCGCAGTCGTCTTGAGGGTGGCGGGCGCGACATCAATGGCGTGGCCAAGAATGGAAAGGTTGAGGTATGGGGCGAGCTGGCGGGCACATATGTGACCACAGGTGTCCCGTTCACCGCAACCGACATCGGTTTGGAAACGATTGACTTTCTTGACCTACAACCCGTCACGCTGGCTGCTGGTGCTGGTCTTGGACTCATTGAGCCCGACACTTCCATCAGCGCTAATCTTGACGAGCCGAACGCAGTGATCCGCTGCGCTACCATCGACAACGGTGGGATCACTACCGAAGCTGCACAGACAGCCTACGTGATCAACTTCAGAGCCTTTGGTGACTCTGCTGTACCTGAACTCACATAAGGAGATGAACCATGGCCAATGAAATGCCCGTAGTTAAAGTACTGGGTCGATCTCGCCTTCAGGGCGGGGGGCACAATACTGCTGGAATCGCTTCCAACAGTAAAGAAGAGGTTTGGGGTGAGCTGGTTGGTGACTATGTGACCAACGGCGCGCTCTTCAAGCCCCATCACATCGGTCTCCTGGGCAATGCGCTCGGAGAGAACACGTTCGACAAACTCAACCTCACGGTTGTTTCAGTCAATAATGGAACTGAAGTCACGGCTACCACTACCATCGAGTGTCAGTACTCGGGCCAGGACGGAAAGATCCTCATGACAACCCGCGACATCAATGGTGCCGCAACCGCCGCAGTGAACACGGAAGAGTATGTCGTGAACTTTCACGCCATCGGTGACTCGGCGCGTAACCCGGACCTCACATAAGGAGGTGACACATGTCACTCGTAGTTAAAGTAATGGGTAGAAGTCGCATCGAAGGGGGCGGATTTACCGCCGCTGGACTTGCGGTACAAACCAAAGAAAAGGTCTGGGGCCAATTGACCGGAACGTATGAAGCCGACGGCGTTGCTCTCGATCCAACAGATCTCGGGCTCGTTGGTGCCACGTTCGACTTCATTAGGATGGACCCTGTCCGTCTTGATGGGACCGACGCTGAAGGTATCGTTGAGACGACCGCGAACACGTCAGTGCAGTTCTCTGAGCCGGATGGAAAGTTCATCTGTCAGACGATTGAGACAAACGGCGACCGAACGATTGGTGACGTTGATACGTTCGTGATCAACTTCGAAGCGTTCGGCGACAGTGCCTCGGCACCGGAACTGACTTAATCCATGCTCCGATGCGCTGATTGCGGTGTACCTCTCAAGAAGGAACGGCTTGGTGGCCGTACCCCGAAGTACTGTGAGTACCACCGCAAGCAGCGCCAGGAAGCATTCAAGAAAACCAAAAGGAGTAAATAATGGCTGAGCGAACTCTAGATGAACTGGCCGGGACCGCTGTTGGTGATACCCCCGCGGGGGCACCGTCGATGGTCGCTGGTACCGAGAAAGAGGCTTTTGTCCGCTTCATCGCGACACATGGTCCCTTCAAGACTGAGACTCTGTTGTTTCAGCAAGCTGCGGCGAATGACTTCAAGGCTGATGATACTTTCAAAAGCCAGTTGGCGCATCCGCTGTTCGCGACGGCTGCGGCTACGGCTGATGTCGAAGGCACTGCAACTACTGCCTCGGTCGAGATCACGTCACTTGAGTCGGATTCGAACTTTAAGACCCTCTATCTTCGGGATGCCGAAGGTGATAACGGTCTTGGTTTGGTGATTACGATCTACGGCTACTAAGAAACAAACATAATCTCGGGGGAGAAAAATGAAGCTACCTAGTACCTTGCGTCCTAGTAACTCGGAATACAGAGAGTGCCTGCCTGGGAAGGATCTTCCTTCTTGGTTCATGGACAATCTGAAGAGCATTGACGAGAAACTGCACATCGTGTACCACCCGTTCGCTATGATCTGGGATGACATGATGAACCAGTACGAAGGCGAACTAGAAGATCCACGCTTCAGCATCCACCGAGAGCACGGCGAAGAGGTGTGGGGATTCGTCACCACGTATGGTGATGGATCCCCGATACCCGAAGGCGCGTGGCATGTGTGGCGACTGTGCGAACCGCACGGTTGGGCGCACGTAGTGCGTGTCGACTCCAAGGAAGGGGATTACCTCAGGCTGCTGGTTGACAGACTACACATCCAGTCCCTGTTCCGTGACCGTTACGGAGACATCGCCTGGAACAGGAACACGCGAGATGAGGACGAAGAGGCACAGCGCAAGGCCCAGGATGCGAAGCAGGAAGGGTTCGAAGCGGTGCAGGAAGAGAACGCGTGGCTGACCAAGAACGCCATGGAGAACTTCCAACGAGGCAAGGTAGCTCCCTCCAATCCTAAGATGGAGAAGATCATCAGCTACGCTGGCCAGACGAACAAGTCCAGAACGTCCCGACCACTTGAAGACGAGGACGTTGGACTGAAGAGTATTGACGACCTTTAACTCCGATGAGGAGATGACATGGCTGAACTAACTGGGACACTGAGTAACTACATCACCCGGATCCGTAGGTATGTTGGCGAGGAAGACGAAGACAAGAGCTTCTGGGACACGCCGATGATCAAGCAGATCTTCAACGCCCACTACAGAAAGAGGTGCGCTGAGCTGGTGATGGCCTACGAAGGGTACTTCACGATTGTGGCCACCCGAGACACGGTCACCGACCAAGAACGATACGCTTGGCCAACCGGCTTTGAGCGTCTGATGAAACTAGAGATCGTCCGATCCGACGGGCGCACTATCCCCATCCAACGTGAGGAGAGGCACTACCACTCCAAGTCCCGCCCGGCTACCAGTGGTGACACCTACCTCCCGAGCTACCGGTCCATCGGTAGTGGCTTCGTACTGGAGCCCGCTCCGACCCGGGGCGTGCAAGGGCAGATCCGCATGGAGTACATTGGTACCCCGGCTGAGCTGACGGCTGATAACGACATGATGCACTCTGACTTTCCTACTATGCTCGATGAGATCGTAGTACTGGATACAGCGTGTGCTCTGTACGACCAAGAGCAGTCTCAGGAAGAGGGGAGAATGAGGAGTCTACTCAGACAGCGGACGGAATGGGAACTGCAATTCGAGAGGTACATCGACAACAGGATGATCTCTTCGAATAAGGTGACCCCCTTCGCACCGCACTACCGGGATGCCTGATGTCAGGTCGCGAACGAATACCGTTCCTTGACATCAAAGCATTTCAAGGACTCTTTACGAAGGCGAGCCCTGAGTCTCTCCAAGCGGAGCAGCTCCGGATCTGTCAGAACATCGACTTCTTCGATGAGTACGGTGCGATGGCCAAGATCAGAGGCAGCTCCCGCGTGCTCGCCACGACGTACAAGGAAGCCGCCGTTGCGAAGAAGATCTCATGGATGGGTTTCTACAAGTCCGCTGACCTAGACGGCACCGTCCTCCGACACACACTGTGCGCCGCCGGTACCACCATCGGTAGGGTGGATGGTGACGTTATCACTCCCCTCATGACAGGTCGCACCCCCGACCTGTACCACTCCGCAGACCGGCTAGACCGGCTGTACTTCATCTCCAACCAGAACCCTGACCGCGTAGGCGAAGGGGATACGATGGTCAAGTACGACGGTGCGGTCATGACCAACTGGGGTGTCCTTGCCCCCGGTATGGAGCAGACCGTTATCGAGGACTTCGATGACTTCACCGAATGGACTAGGGAGAACTGCAACGCCTCCAATCAGTCGAATGCCACAGTTGGCCACGTCACCTGGGACGGTGACTCGATGCGGATCGACTCCCGGTTCTACGGGTTCAGCACGTACCATGTCACAAAGGCGCACGCTGGGGACGGCTTCTACGTCCAAGGAGATAGCAGATCGAACGCCGACGCAGCCCGCAACCGCGTATCTACCTATGCCTACATCCCCCGTGGCGCACTCACCGCGTCCCTCACTCATCCTACAGACACCGGACTCCAAACAAAGGGACCGGCGATGTCTGTCTACGTTAGCCCCGACACCACTCCCGAGATCAACAACTGGCAGTTCGACTTCCCGAATGGATCGGTATTCGAAGGCTGGAACAAACTCAACCTCGACTTCGCCTCTGGCGCACCAGGGAGTGGACAACTCAACAGCCCCGCTGGTATCCAGATAGGCAGCTTCTATCCGGAAGACCAGACGGTAAGGAGTACTCGTTTTGAATTCTACCTCGCGACCCGCAACACGGTGGTCAGCGGGATTAGGCTCGACAGGTACAACAAAACGGATGAGGGTACGGTCGTCGCTGCTCCCTCTAACGATGGCGACGGTGAGATCAATGGTGTTTACCGCTACAAAGTGGTTTATGTTAGCAAGTATGGTCAGCTTAGTAATGCTGGCCCTGCGAGTGTGGATGAAACTGCGGAAGATGCTACCTCAATCGAGCTTACTCGCATACCTATCTCGTCGGATCCCCAGGTTACTGCTCGGCGAATCTACCGGACGGTGGGTAACGGATCTGTTTACCTATTCCTCGACCAGATCCTCGACAACAATTCCACGACGTACACGGACCTCCTCGCAGATGGCAGTCTTGGGAACGAAACGCCACCCGCTGCGGGTGACTTCTCCGACGACAACTCGGTCCCGCCCCAGGGAGGAATCGTAAAGACGTGGAAGAAGACGCTGTTCATGGCGGGCGACCCCCAGAACCCGTACACCCTGTACTACTCTGAGGACAACGAGCCCGAGAGTTTCCCGATCATCAACGCGTTCGACATGGACGGGAAGATCACGGCCCTGTACGAGTCCTACGCTGGGCTGGTGGTCGAGACTGAGACCGGCAAGTGGCAGGTAATCGGCGACAACCCTGACTTCTCCGTCGACAAGATCGTGGATGGGATGGGTTGCGTGGGACGGAGAGCT